ACCAGGATTACCATACTCATTAACGAGAACAAAAGCAGGAAAAAGAGATTACATCTGGTATGATGATCAAAATAACAATTATCATATAGATCAACAAATATTGTCAGATGCTCAAAATTATATAGAAGCTGCCTGCGCTGGAAAACCAATACCAGTACCAAAAACAGAATTTATAAAGGACGAACTTGTGGGTTTTAACAAGATCAAAAATCCAAAAACACGAACAGTTGCAACAGGCAATGTCGTGGACCTTATAGTATACCGAAGGATGTTCGGCGATATGTACAGATTAATAAAGTACAACGCCGATGGATCATATCATTGTGCACTTGGAATAAATCCCGAGTCAGAACAATGGCATGGTATTGTCAAATATATACTAGAAGCAGGTGATAAAACCAATCTTAATCGAATAGTTGAACTTGATGTAGTGGCATGGGAGAGTATAATTACTGTCCAACTAATGCGCATAACAGCTGAAGCAAAGGTTCAAGCGTTGGAGGAAATCTATGCAGCCAGAGGAGAAAAACTACCCGAATGGGTAAGAAAAACAGCTCACGTATTGGCCGTAGATTATTCCGATACCGACGTAGTATTCGAAGAAACCGTTTTACACAAAACACAAGGAATGTTATCCGGACATCCAGGTACTTTACCAGAAAATTCAGACGCACATAAAGGAATAGTTTTCACTATTTTTACAAGACACATGATTTCAATAGGACAACGGGCACTAGCAACCATCCCAATGTTTTTAAAACACTTAAGGATGGTAGTGGCGGCAGATGACATTCTAGTAAGTTTTTCAGAATTTATATCAAGATACATGCAACCAGAAGATTTACTTCGAGGTTACGCAGATTTAAATATGGAAGTAACAGCCGCAGACAAAAGTGAAGTTTTAAAGTTTCAAAATATTTCAGAAGTCCATTTCCTCAAAATGGGATTTAGACTAGAAGATGGCATCTATAAAATGTATCCAAAAGAATCGATTATAAACCAATTGCTAAATTGGCAAAGAATTGGTGAAGGACGAATCGAGCAATTTCAAACAAACGTTGAAACAGCGTTTAGATTTGCTTATTTTAGAGGTGAGGAATATTACAACGACTTGGAACGCAAGGTAAACCTAGCCTTATTTAGGGTAGGATTACCAAGATTCACATACAGTTATCAAGACATGGGAGCAAGAATTTTTAAAGAAACAGAAATTTACACATGGAAGAATCAACACAACATGACTAACTCAAAAGACAGGATTTGTTTTTCGAACGAATGTGCACAGCGACACATTATTAATTAATCACAATTATATCAGTTAGTTAGAAATCACATAATACTTATACTTATTAGCAAATTTATAGGACCAGGGTTATGGCAATTTTAGGGAATTAATCATTTATTATTAGATGCAGCAAGTTAAAAGCTCTGCAGTAAATAAAGAAAAGATAAAAAGAAATAAAAATTATAAAACGAACATTACAAAATACCAAAAAGAGTTCATTATTTCATTATTCATTAAAATTCATAAATATGTGACAACTTTCTAAACTTTCGAAATTTACACACACAAATCACTACACAGCCAGTTGAAGGCGCGGAAAATTTTGGATCTGAACAATTATAAATGAATCAGGTCCTGCTAAAACATCTTTAGTAGAGAGAGTCACATAATATATATTATATAAATTAATCAAATACATTAAATATCATATATTATATCATTATATTATCATTATTATATATCT